CTGCCCGCTGGCTCCCTGACCTTCGTATTCGCGGGCGGTTTCGGTAATGGCTTCAAGCAAGTGTTCGATTTTCATAAGGTCAGCAGGTTGGGCTAAAACTCCAGTCTCCGCAATCTCTTTGCTCGGACAGGCTCAGGTGCAGCAGATGGGTAGAGAGGCTCGGCTTCGGGTTGCAGGCCGCGAGCCTGACGCAGTTCATTGCGCGTCATGCTTGTGCGGTAAGTAATGCTCTTTGAGCCACCACTATACCCATTCAGCCACTCCTTATCGTGAGGATGCCACCGCTCCACACCCAAGCCCCTGTTCCGGTCAAACTCCGGCCCTACCTCATCGTCATCCAGCAGTCGGTAGCCTGCCCCAACTTGGTCATCGGTCACGTTGTCGGGATTGTGCCTGCGCCTTGGTTTCGGCTCGGGCGGCAGTCCTCTGGCTTTCCGTAACTCTGCGCGGGTCATCTTGGTGCGATAGGTAAGCCCTCTATCCTGTCCCCAATAGCCAGTAGCCCACTTATCTACCGTGACCAGCCACGCCTCCACTTCCTCAAGTTGGGGATGCAGTTCGCCTACCTCGTCCGTGTTCAGCAGACGATAGCCAAGGTGCGGTTCGATCTGCGGCCAGATAAGATCATGCGGGTTGTGGAAGTCCGTGTGCCCTTCGACGATCTGATCTTCTAGGGCGTTGCTCATGGCTTGCGAGTCACTAGGGCGTGCATCTTCTTCGAGTTGGTCTTGATGCCAAACTTCCGGCTGAGGGCATCCACCGCCATTATCAAGTCATGTCCTTCGAGGGCATCTGCTGCCTCCTTCGGCGTAGCACAGTGCTGAATCTTGCGGTCTGTCTCCGTAGCTGATGGGTTGGAGGGGTAGTAGCTCATATCTGTCCTCCGGCGCGATACCAGTCAGCGGCTCCCTTGCACTGGCGCAACTCCGTCTGCGGCTTGGGCTTCATGCTCTCCAAGTCATAGGCGGTGTGATGGCAGGCGAAGTTGCCGGTCAGCACAGTGTCCAGTTTCACACTCCTCCGCGCATATTCGATGTCGGACTTGAGGACGTTCTGCACACTCACCCGCCTGAGCCGGGCGATGATCTTGGCGAACTCGGAATCGTTCCCTTCCATGAACGGACAACTCGCACATGCCTTGGATAGCTCCGGCATCTTCGGACGCCAGCACTTCCTCCCGTCTTTGATTTGCTCTTTGGTAGGTGTGCTCATTGCAACAGTTTCAAAATAGAGGGCGGGCGAGCACTTCCCTAGTCCGATGGTAGTAATGCACCACCACACCCCGGCCTTTCTTGAACCGCACGCGACTGAGGATGCTGCTCACCACCTTGCGCTGAGGCCGGGTCAGACCTTTGGGGCACTGCCTCATGTTCGTGATCGTTTTCATAGCCTCTCGAAAACGTGCCAGACGAGAGCGCCACCGGCCATCTGCGCGGTGCCGATGTAACGACGCTCCTCGTCCGACATTATGATGCCAGTGCCGTGGATTTCGATTGTGCGAACCTCACCGGCATCTCGTCCGGCATTCTGATTCACCAGCGCCCACAGGCATAGGCTGGCGTGCTGCACCTGCACCGTGAGGATTTCCGAGCCACTGGGCATCCGCACATCCTGAACGTCGGTGAGGGTCAGCGGGTATTTCCAGATGGTCATTTGGCCTCCTGTGCTTCGTAAGGTGTCATGGTCTTAGCGTCCTCGTTGAGTAGGGCGGCGTGCGGCGGATTTCACAGACGCGGCCACGGCCATCAGGATGCCGAAGATTCCAAGACGACCGCCCCTATCAGCTACCGCCTTGGGCGAGTTCGCCTTCCGGGTGGCACTGTCTATCTGCGAACGCAGAAAGGTGAGGGAGCCTCCGCAGCCCCGGCCCCGGTAGGAGTAATGGGTCGGACGTTTCGGATGCGGCACTGCCTTGCCTTTGTCCTTGATCGGGTCGTGGTCTTGATACTGTTTCATTTCGGTTGGTTTTCTGTTTTTGGTTTCACTGCGGGTGCGTCTGGTTCACAGCGCACGAGATACTTGAAATTCTTCCCTGCGGCTTTCAGCAACTCCACAGCGGCAAGAGCCGTGCGGCAGGGCAGATGCTCGGTCACTTGCCTGTTCTCTCCGTTCAGATAGGTGATGGTCATAGCGAGGGTGCCGGTATGAAGTAGGCGACCGTCCAGATGGCGACAGCCAGCATGTAGATGGCGAATATCAGAAGTTCTTGATCGTTTCTGCTCATGCTATTCGTCCCTTCGGCTTACGTGGTTACGAACCTGTGCATCCTCGCGCTTACCCTCGACTGCTTGCCACAGAGCTTGCTCGGCATCGTCCTCCTCATCGTCCTCCAAAGTCAGTTCCCGTCCATCGGGCAACTTGGCTGTGACATCCTCCAAGCAGGCTTCCTCGACAGGCTCCTCGCGGGTCTGGCGTGAGCCGGGAATGAACGTGGCGCTGAGGGACACCTGCACTTCATACCCATCCCGCTCCAGATACATGGTTGCTTCGATAGTCTGGTAGCTCATGTCAGTAGGCGGTAGGGAGGGCGTGCTCACTGAACTGCGCGGCGCGTTCGGCCACGGTTTCATCGAACTCCGCAGCACGGCGGTCATTTTCGATTTCGTTCTCGCGGGCGTGGAAGTCCTCGCTCCGGTCGTCATACACACCGTTGACGTAGGTGGAGAGGGGCGGCTGCTCGGACAGGGTGCGAGCGCGGGTGGCCCGCAGACGGGCGCAGGCGGCTTTGAAGGCAATGGCAAGATCGAGCTTGCGTTGGATTTCAGCGGGGTCGGGTTGGCGGGTGGATTTCATAAGGCAGCAGTTTCTTACAGGAGTGATTCGTTGTCAAAAAGAATTTGCAACTGTTGCAAAAATAGTTTCGATGACTGGAAACCGGCGTTTGCAACTTCTGGAGGGTAGGTAGTGGGGAAGCCAGCCTGCTCAACGTATGGGGCTTTTGTGGCCTCTGGAGCGGCCTGTCCTAAGAGGCGGTTTGGGTGTGGATTACGCGAACAGGAGCTTCTGCACCTTGGTCGCCATCTCCCAGCAAACCGAGACTCCATCTATCTGGTCATCATGGTCGCCATCGGGGAAAAGGGACAACTCGTTGAGGAAGTCCCGGTTCCATTCCCCACGGACGAGGAACACCTTCCCGGCTTCGATCTTGTTAAACCACGGCTGCGCTCGAATCAGCTTGTCCGAGGACGGATTGCGCTTCTCCACCTTCATCACACCCATCAACTCCTGCCGCACTTCCTGCCAGCCGATGTCGAAACCAATCACCGCCTCCATGCCTACGCGATGCGAACCGTGCTCCTCATGGTCGAGCTTCGCCAGACGGACAATCTGCGGCTTCAACCTTGGCCACGCCAGCTTCTCACGGAACATATCAATGATGTAGAAAAAGTCCTTCGCCTTGTCATAGGCGCAGAGCGGCCCTGCCGAGTAGTCGCTGGTCTTGTTCTCCGTCAGCGCCAAGTCCCAACCACGGAACCATTCGATGTTCGTGGGCACATCCGACATGCTGATGCGATGCAGCTTATTGATGTCCACCTGTCCGCTGCCGCTGGTCTGCGGCTTGCCTTGGAACTGACTCTGCCACTCATACTCTGGAATCGCCGCCCTGATGTTTTCCAAGAACACCCGGTTACGCACTTCGGGGAATAGGGCGGCTCCCACATCCCGATGCAGCGGGTCTTTGTCCGTGTCCGTGCAGATGGCCTCCATGTTCGTGGCACTGAACAACTCCTGCGTCTTGCCCTGCAACACCATCTCCTCGGTGTATTCCTCCCCGATCAGATGCCCAATCAAATCCTGCGGATGCCAGCGAGTCCCTATGATAAAAACGGTGGCACTCGGAGCCAGACGGCTGATGCAATCACCGAAATACCACTCGCGCACTCGCTTCCTTGCCAGAGGACTTTCGGCCTCACGACGACCGGAGTGGGCATCATCAATAATCAGCCAGTCCACCCGGCGTCCGGTCAGCTTCTTCCCTACCGACTTAGCCCTTACCCCGCTTCCGTTGTTCAGCATCCAACTATCTGACCTGTTGAAAAGCGGATGCAACGTCGCCTTGGGGAAGATCATCTCGTAGAGGGGCATCTCCACCCGGCTACGAATCGCCTTCGAGAAGTCAGTGACAAGTTCGTGGCTGAAACTGGTCAACGCCACCTGTATCCCCGGCAGTCGTCCCACAATCCATGACACTGCCTCCTTCGACAGCATCGTGCTCTTGCCATGCTGCGGCGGCATGGACGTGGCCTGCCTCTTGGACAGATGATTGTCCACCACACCCTGCACCAGTTCGGCCAGTGCAAGGTGGCAGTCACTCAGCACGATGTCCGACCCCGGTGGGTTGAACAGCAGCAGGTAGGTCAGGAAGTCCGTCCGCGCCTTCTGCACCAGCGCACGAAACACTTCCGCCTGCTCCGTCTCACTGCTCAGAGCGACCATTGGCCGAGTGGAGTTTTCCAAGGATGCCAGCCAGCTTCTCCTTGGGCAGTTCCTCATTCAACCACTGCATGTCCACACCATGATGCACCACGATGGGAGCCTCTGCCGTGCCGACGTGCTCCATGCGCTCCACGTAGCCCCGGTGCTTCGCCTTGGTCTTGAGGAAGAAGATAATCGCAGCAGGCTGCCCCTCCTTGATGGACTTCACCAGCGCGGCCTCGGCCACGTCAATGCGCTCCTCAATCAGATCATCCGCAGCCTTCTTGAACACCGGGTCATGCGTCATCCACCAATAGTAGGTTGTCCGATGAATCCCGGTGGCATCGCAGGCGGCTTTCACAATGCCCAGCGCATCCCTCAGCTTGCTGAGGAAAATCTCCTTGTTGCGGGCGGTGCGTTCGGTGTCCCGCTCCCGACTGCGCCCCATCGTGTCAACAGGGACGAGCTTCATCTTCGGGGCGGCTGGCTTCTTGGTGCGGATGCGTGTGGTCATATAGGTAGGTTCAGCAGTCTCTCAGCAGTCTTGAGGGCGATGCCGACCGCAACATCCATATCCAGATACGTGTAAGTTGCAAGCCTTCCCACAAACAGCGTGCGTGATTCAGCCTCGGCCATTGCCCGATACTTTCCGGCCAACTCCTCCACCCCAGCAAACGCCGCCATTGGGTAGAACGCTTCATTTTCACCCGGCACATGAGCGCAGGGCGTCTCCGTCGAAATGATCGTCGTCCACTTCGAGACACTGCTGCGATACGGATACCAGTGGCCGTGATCTATCTGCCGGGTGAACGGGTTGCGAGTGTTGCAGGCATTCATCTGCATGGTAGGGAGACGCCATGTCTTCACCTCCGAGACAATGTTCAGCGAACGATAGGGCAGCGCACCGTGGATGCTCTGGAAGTAGTCATCCAGCTTGCCGGTATAGACCACCAGATCGAAGTCGTCGCGGATGCGTCTCCAGTAGTCCCCGTCAACGCCCACCAGCACATCACACCCCTCCAACATACTCTCCACCATTTGCGTGTAGCCATGCCTCGGCACACCCTGCAACGTGTCCTGATGCCATCTGTCGTCATTACCGACCCTTGGCTTGGGCACGCGGTTGGTGATGGATTTCGGAATCTCGGCAAACGGACACCCCCACATCTTCTCCGAATACGGCACCACAATCTCCCGCAGGATGTCCTCCTCCGTCCAGTCACCGACAATCCTCCGCGTGGTGTCATTGTAAGGAATAGGCACTACCCTCCTGTCCTGCAACTCAGCCACGATCTTCAAGTCCAGACGATCAAACTCCGTGTAGTCTTGGAGAAAATTCCACACCGCAACCTGCTTGGTGTGAAACACATGCGGCCCATACTTATGCACCATTACTCCGGTTACGTCATCCCGATAATCATGGCAGTTCCCTCCTACCAC